CAACGAATTAACAGGAAGAAGATAAATACGAAAAAAGTAGTATAATATAAAGATAGAAAAGTTTTAGGAGAAGTTTATGGTAATAGGAAACATGCTTTCTGATTCAGGACAGCAGTATATTGCAACAAAAGATGTTACAGGGACTTGGAGAATTTTAGATGCGTGGCATGGTGATTTAAAGAATATGAACGCAGACGATGATATTTCCGATGAGAGCCCCGCAGTACAAGTTTTATCCGAAGGGCAATTTATAGCTTTAATAAAAGAAGCTGCAAGTCAAGGGGTGTTAGAAAATATAAACATATCTTCTGATGTAGACACCGCTGAGATAGAACACGAACTAGACGAAAAAAATAGGGAAATAGAAAAATTAAAAGAGCAGCTTAATACAACAACTCAAGAAAAACAAGAGGTTGAACGAACAGCCTCTCACTCTGAGGAGTTTGAACTAAAAGAAAAAGCTATGGACAACATACTAAAACTAGTGTCCATGCAAGATATGACTAAATTAAGCAGGGATTAATAATGAAACTATCCGAATATATGCCTCAAGTTCCTCAGATGCAACAGCAGATGGCGGACTTAAATAAACAAATTAGTTTATTGGAAGTTATGAAGTCTACTGGGGACACAGGCGCAGCACCTACAATAGGTCTAGACCAAATAGTAAATACTTGGGTTAGACACCAGATGGCGTATCGCCAACAATTGGTTCAGGATTTACAAACTGTAGCCATGTCTGTAGAAGAAATACGAGGTCCTATATCTCACATTACGAGTGAAGTGTTTAGGCGAGGTATTGAAATTATACCAGTTCATGAGAATCCTGATAAAGAAGAAAAAACCAGACTTGGGGAATGGTTATCTGATTGTAATTTATTTGACCAATCCTTAGAAGAGGTACTTAGACAATTTCATCATGACGTAAATACGCTTGATGATGGTTTCATATATTTGGCTCGAGAATATAAAGATGAGGGTGAGGGGAAACTAACTTCTAGACTCAGGGAAATTAGAAGGCTTAATCCAGCGCTTGTAGAATTTGACTTGGACCAATCTGGATTACCAAAGAACGCTCATTGGACTTGCTTAATACATAGAGAGGTCGTTACTGAGAACAATGGTATTTGTGAAAACGATGACTGTAAGGCAGAGATGGTACCAGCTATGTATAAGTATTATCACAGAAACCAACACATGTTTTTTACGGACGAGGAGATAATTCATTTATCTAAATTTTCCCCATCCGAAACATATGGGTGGTCACCAATACTAACTATTTTTGAAAAGGCTTTGACTTTAGTAGGTATGGATAAGAACCTATATAGATATTTTTATGAGAGAAAAATGCCTGCAAGTATGTTAATGGTAACTACTGATGACCCAGAGAGCCTGCGTAGGGAACGAGAGCATATTGCAGCTCAAACAAGGCTTGACCCAAACTATATACCTATGGTTGCAGTATCTGCTAGAAACCAACGAGGTCGAGTAGACCTTGTGAGACTTTTTCACAGTTTAAATGAAATGGATTATTTACCTGTTAAAGATGAAATCCGAGAACGTGTAGCATCTATGTGGGGTGTAACTCCAGCATGGCAAGGGGCTCCAGAAGCCTTCGGGGGGCTGTCTACACAGACCCAGCAATTAGTTGTTATGAGTCGTGTGGTAGAAGGGGACCAAAGACTATTTCACGAAAAAATATTCCCTAAACTTCTAAAAGCATTCGGGATTGAGGGATACAAGATAAATCTACCGCAACCTGAAGAAAAAGCTGATACTACTAGATTAGCCTTAGCGCAACAAAAAATCTCAATAGCCAATCAGTTTGCTCAATTAGGTTTTGATGTTACTTTGAAAGAGCAGGATGTAGAATTATATGATGCCGAGTTTGTAATAAGCGGAAAACAGATGCAGATGGCTAGAATGCAAGCTGAACAACAGGCGTTGAATTTAGCTCAAATGAAGCAGCAAATGGAACAACAAGAAGAAATGGCTCAAGAACAAGCACAAATGATGGAACAGGCAGAAGATACTGGAGAGCCGGCTGAGGAAGAAGATATTCAAGCAATGGAAAAGGCGTACAAACCCCCTTCTCAAAGAAAGTTTAAAGGGCGAACTGGGGGAGTAACCCCTGATTGGCACGACAAATCACCTGACGAGGAGAGAGATATTGACGAGTGGGCTGAAGCAAGGTCCAAAAACAGTATTACACTATCAAAGAATTGGGTGGAGTCGTTAAACGAGAAGGGATTTACAGTCCCTATAATAAAAGAAGTATCTCCAGATATGACTAAAATATGGTTTGTAGACAGTAACACTGACTATGTAGCTAATCTATCAGGTAGTAATATAGTAAATATTGAGAAAGCAATGTTTGGGGACGCTACTAGATTTAGTAGGAACAAACAAACAGGGAATAAAAAACCAACTGAACCTACCGAGGTAACTATTGATGAAGAAAATTAAAAAAGATGGTGATGGTGGTGGTGGCGGCTTTGGTGGTGGAACCGTGGCAGTCTCATCTAATTCCGGGTTTTTTACACCCACCCACGGAGGAAACGGAAGAAAGAAACGGAGAAAGAGAACGGGTGTTGATAAGTTAGCTGACTTTGTAACAGACAATTCTCCAGAACGAAAAATGGTAAAAAAGAGTGAAATCAAAGATTTCATTAATTGGGTAACTAAAGAATACAAACAACAAGCGACCATCTTCCCTAGTGGTGACACAATTAATCCACAACCTGCTAGAGTTGATTATAAAAAGAGGTGGGGTTCTAACGAATACGATGCATTAGCCGCTGGAGGCTCAAAAGATAAAGAAGCGCAAAAAGTTCCAGTGCTTGATGAAGAAACCGAAGACGAGCCCTTTAACTAGAAAAGTTGAAAAGAAATACATTATATGCTAAACTATGTCCTAAGTGCAATGGGCATATGTTCGTAAATGAAGATGAAGATTTGCAATGTTTAATTTGCGGGAAAAGACTAGTAAGGAGAATAGAATTTGAATACGATTCCAGAGAAGGTAAAATCCGAGATAATAAAAAGAAGAAATCTTGGAGTCACGTGGACGGCGCTGGCGAAGTGGTTACAAAAAGAACACGGAGTGGAAGTACATCGGACAACGATTCAACGTTGGTACGACAGCGTGGTTTGGGAAGAACAGGGAGAGGACTTACCTCCCGAGGATAACCTAAATACAAGAGTCAAGCTAGACAAAAAAGTAGCTACACATAAAAGTGAAGCAGACTTTTACAAGAAATTATATCAAACTTCTTTAAAAGACAATACTAAGAAAGAACTTATCGTCGAAACTATTCAAGAGTTTACGAAAGCATTTCCAGCAGTCCCCCTACAACAATTAAACAAATCTAATATACCCCCTCACGGACAACAAAAACAAATTATGGTTACACCATTATCGGATACTCATGTTGGGGAACAGGTTTTCAAAGAACAGATGAGGAACCTAAATGAATACAATTTAGATATATTTAATAAACGTATGTATGGATGGGCAAACCAAATTATCAAACACGCCGCCTACAGAAGACAAATTGCACCAGTGGACGAACTAATTATTCCTATGCTAGGTGACATGATTAGTGGTGATATACACGAAGAGTTAGCTAGGTCTAATATGGCTAATTGTATGGAGCAAATGATAAGAGGAGCCAGTGTTATTGCGCAAGCCCTTATGTATATAGCCCCACACTTTACCAAGATAACAATTCCTTGTGTGGTTGGTAATCATGGTAGGATGACGAGAAAGCCTCCTATGAAAGATAAGTATATGGATTGGGATTATATGCTATACCAATGGATTGCCTCTTTCTGTAAGAACCAAGAGAATTTAAATTTTCATATTCCACGTAGCTTTATGACTACATTTAAAGTACACGACAAGGTGGTTCTTATAATGCATGGAGATTCTATATCGGGTGCGGGAAGTAGTGGCTCCATTACAGGAGCTGTTGCTAAACTACGAAGTGTATTTCAATATAGGAAAGCACTACAAAGAGAGATAGAAGATGCTATGGACGATGATTCAGAAATAGAGTTTGATAGCGTAATGATTGGTCATTTCCATCGTATAGATGAGATAGATATAGGTACTGGAGAGCTACACATCTGTGGTACGATGAAAGGTCCTGACGAGTTCGCCTTACAGCGACTCCACGCAGCAACTAAACCCAAACAATTAGTTACTTATTGGCACCCACAGTATGGATATGTTGGGAAAGATATCATTTATTTAAATAGATATGATAATAGTAAGCGGAAGTTTATAGATAAAATACCGGAGAAGTGGGTAGATTTAGCCATATCGTAAGTATAATAAACTTATGGCAAATATATCTAAACAAGAAGCTTACCAAATCTATGACCAGATGGAGAAAGCATTTAACAACTGGTGGACTACATTAGCTGAAGACACATTTGAATTAGTACAAAGGGAAGACCTTGGGTTCGTTCCGTACAAAACAGGTCAGCTGAAAGAATCCGGATATAAGGTTGTTAGGGATACAAGTTTTAGTATTGGTTATTCAGCACCTTATGCAGGACAAGTGTATGACTCAAGTAAGTATGCTGCACAAGTAATAACGGATAAATACACTACTACAGTTAGACCCTATGTGAGACAGGGAAAACAAGTTAAGGGACATTCTAAAACGTATAACACCCTAGGTGAACGCCCAGTAGATATGGGTGATGGGGAGTGGAGGACACTAAATCTAAATACTCAAAATGCCCGTCGACCAAAAAACGAATGGATTCAAAGAGCGTGGGAAGTTATATACAGTGGGCTAAGTAGGAAAGACATAAAATATTTAGGCTTGAAAAAGAGAGTACCGGTTCAATTCCCACAAAGCCGAATAAATTGGAGAGAATAAAGATAACAGGAGGACAACATGGATATAAGTAAAGTAACATCAGAACAAGAGTATATTATCTCCCGACATTCTAAAATGGTCGGGAAAATTTTAGACTTAGTAGAAGCATCACTACCAGAGGGGAATCAATGTGACAAACTCAAAAAGCTTTTACAAGTTCCTTTATATGATTTTCGTAACGAAATGCTACAGCTAGACTCTAAAGGCATTCCAGAATCTGAATAGTTTACTAATCATAATATAATTTTAGTATTTTTAGTAGGGTTTTTCGATTTCCGTAGTATAATGAAATAACGTTTAAATATAACGTTATATTTTCATTCTAAAGAAGGTCGGGAGTGGCTTAGACCAACCTTTTATGACAGAAGATAAGAAACAAATCATAGGAGGTTAATACTATGGCAGACATCTCAGAAAGAATTGAGAAACAAATGGAAGGCACTAACCTCGCACTTGCAGCTGTGGCCGAAGTTCTACAAAAAATGGACGGACGATTGGCTAAAGAAGAGGCAGACGAAGAAGAAGAGATTACTAAGGCTCATGCTGAAAAAGCACAATCAGACTTAGTAAAATCTGTAGCTTCTGAAGTAGCTGCTCTTTTAAAGGCTGGCGAAGGTGACAGTTATGCTGGCGCTGACGTAAGCGGTGACGAGAGAAAGGCTAATCCAACAGGCGGAACGCCACAAAATGCTGACGATTCCGAAAGTAATGCTGGAATTGATTCTAAAATAGAAGACCAGCAAAACACAATTCAAGCTGCTGACATGGGCGATGACGATGAGGATGAAATCGAAAAAGCTTACCAAAAAGGATATGCAGCCGCAATGAAAAAAGGCGATGACAAAGACGAGGATGGTATAGAAAAAGAAGGTGACGATGAGTCAGCTGACGAACCAGTAGAAGAGAAGGGTATGGATGATGACGATGACATGGA